TGAGAGGCGATGTACGTGGAGCTCCCAGCTGAAGAGTTGGGCAGGGCGATCCACGGGCAACACGTTACTTCGGTTCTCTTGGGTGGTAGATGCAAAGGCCACTTCTCGAAGCATTTGTATGCGTTTTAGGTACCGGAACAGCCAAGGAATTGGGACAAAGACTGTAGCCGGGAGTTTGCGCATGAGTCGGTGACTGAGCAGTTATGGATGGGGAGAGGTTGCGTTGATTCCTCTATAGACATCCATTGACCACCCTTCCATACGTGCAGAACGCGGGATTCAGGCTGAAATACGCTTGGTCAGGCAGGAGCATGTATAGCCCCAATTGTGATTATGGGAATCCGACCACTGTGAGATAAGTCATGCGCGCCCCGTATGATGGTAAATTGCAGTGGTACCTAGAAGCACAAGGAAATATCAACCTAGCAGACATGAATGGAATTAAAACTAACAAAAACACAACACAACACAACACAACAAAGCAAAATACCCCAGCGAGTGTGCCTAACTTAGTGAGCGAAGTGCCCGTCATTAAGAAAGTATTTTGCGGAAGTGCACCTTTGGAAGTTGTCGTGGATCCTGTTGTAGGCGACAACGCCAGGAAGGTCATCATGGACAAGTTTGGACACTTGGACAAGGGAGGTAAAGGTTTGGGATCTAGGCTCTACTTTAATGAAAAGTATGAGTCAAGAACCCCTTACCAAGAATTCCTTTTCAGGTTCTTTGCTACCATGCTCTATACTGGACTTATCTCTCGTGAGACCACACTTGTCTATGACTTCAATTCAGACATTGTGGGACTTAGTGAGATTAAGGACAGTTTAGGTAACAGTGTGTTTGATCGCACTGCTACGACTTTCAATGGTGATAGAGCTGATGTGAGTGCAAGACACAGGGATGAGATAGCTTATCTTAGGGAGAGAGGACATAAAGATTGGAAGACTTTAGGGTTGGGTACTGTAGCGTGTGAACACTGCGGCAGTATCGAGCATCCGAGTTGCATGTTCCCATTAGACAATGCAAATTCGGGTCGATATCCTATTTACTCTAGTCTGTTTTCGTTTGGTTTGTTTGATTTTGAAACCTTCCTGACAAGGATGTTGAAGACTACCACCGGATATCTCGCTTTGAATGATTTTCATGGTGCGAGATTGAAGGGAAGGAGGTCTGGACTCTTGATGGACGGTGAAGGATCATTCACCTTTGACGGAGATGATGTTATACTTTCTCTTGATACTCTACCCTGCCCACAGAGAACCAGGTATATGAGAATTCCTGCGAGAGCTTGGATGATAAGGCGGCGTACAGCCAATGTGGACGATTTATGGTTATGCCATGTTATTGAAAGCATTGACAATGGGGACGTTGAAGCCAAATTCATCAAGGTTACTCGAGTGGCCCGACCATTAGACGGCCTGGAAATTCTTGGTATGCCGGATATCTATGGGATAGCACCATATGTTCCACAAAACTCTGCACCTCAAGCCAGAGAAATCAATTTGGACAAGCCCAAACTTGAGTCTGAAATTTTCCGCTCTTGGATTATGGATAGATTCGGGAAGCAAGACGAAGGTCTCACTTTTGAGGGTGAGACTGTCGTCTTGACCATACACGAGAGACGCTTTTGGTCCCCTTTTAAGGTTTTGGAGAGGACTTATAAGGCACCCGTGTCTATGGTGGTAGAAGCTCTAAATGAGGTTTTTGGTCGTACGTCATCATCAGACGTCTTGAGAGCACAGAGAACAGTGGCCAGGAAAAGTTGGAATGAGTCCAAGAAAGACATGCAAGCTTTGACCCTTACAGAACAAAGAACACATGCTATGGTTATAGCTCTACACTTTGGAGGGAAACAGTTTGCAACAGTCCAATCCTACATGAACGGTAGCTCTTACATCAAGCAGGCCGTGGACACACTGAAAGGTGGTGTCCACGACTTCAGAAATAAGATAGACTGGTCGGTTGTAGGGAAATTCTTGTTAGGGTTGTTTTTAGTGGTTCTTGTCTTGGCCACTGCAATCGTTTTCACTAGCAAGGATACCAAAGTTCCTCCAAGCCCACGCCTGCTCACCTCAACTGAGGATGACATTACAGATGATACTCCTGATCGGGTTGATTTTGTCGACTGTGCGTGGTATTTTCTCATGATTTGTCTTACCTATACTGGATGTGTAATCATGATTGTCCTGTTTCTTAAACTCATGGCTTGGTTGAGACGAAACAGAGTGCTTGCAGCCGATGCTCGTACTTTAACTAGTACTTGCGTCACCGATTGTGTCCGGTTAGACATGGCTGCGAACACTGGTAGATACCCCGCTAATTGAAAAATCAAGGATTATGATTGGGATTATAAGGATACTAGCCATTTGATATGCGACGCGAGTGATAAACCCGGAGCATATCAGATATCTCCTATCCTTAGCTATCCCGGATTTACCGAACCTACTGTAAAACACTCATGCAAGAGGACCATAATGGCGGCTGCAATTCGAGCCACCGGGAATAAGGTCCATTTTGATCCTGTTGTGTTGAAACAGTGGAAAAGGTTTTTCCGCCGCGTCATAATACCTGAGTTTTTAGCGGCTCTGGACAAGGACGGTCTAGAGGTGTCTATTGACAATTGGTTGTCGAAGTATCCTCAGCGATATCAGGACACTATGCGAAGGGAGATGGAGAAGGTCGATTGGGATGATGTAAAACACTACCCGTACGAGTCTTTTCCGAAAATCGAACTTCAGTATACTACAGTCTTGAAGGAGTTGAAGGACACTGAACTGAATACTGTTAAGGAACGACAGATATCAGGTCCACCGGCAGCCAAGAAAATTTTAGCTAACCCCTTTATAAATGCTCTTGAACATTTAGCACACAACAACATCAAAAACTATTGTGGAATGAAAGATTGGCCTGGCATATGTAAGGAGATTGAGGAACAAAGTTGCAAAGTTAGTGACATCATTTTTGGTGCAGCTGACGGTAGTGGCTTTGATATGACTCAGTTTCGTGAAATGCACATGATGGTGAACGAGTTGATTATGGAGTGTGCACAACACCACAACACTAATATCGGCCCTGGGTTAAGTCTAGAACTGCTTCGGCATGTTTTGGATGATTCCTTGGAGCTTGATGTTTCAGTAGCACGTGGTGCCGTCAGCTACAAAGCTGAGGGAAGAGCATCAGGAGATGGATGGACGACGTTTGGTAACACGGTTTTGATGATGTCTTACTGGAGGTTTGCCTTTGAGGTCGCTAATATCAAAGATTACGTCTTGCTTGTTAAGGGTGATGATGTTTTGTTTGGTATCAGTAGATCACAGAGGGTCAGACTGGAACAGGTAGTTGCTGACCTATTTGCAGATAAACAGGCTTATGTACAGAAAGGATTAGGTCAAATATGCAAATTCATCAAATTTGGTTCACTGGATGAAATGGATTTCCTATCAAATTACTTCTTTTTCACCGAAGATGGTAGTGTTAGGATGTCCAGGATTCCTGAGAGAGTGTTCCAAACTATGCCCTGGTCTACCAAGGTCCCCGAAGGTCTCACACCTCAGAAGAGGAGGGAGTTGGCTCAAGAACTGTGTTTTTCCAAGGGACACAGTCTCCTAGCATGGAGTAGAGGTCTGCCTATATTCGAAAAGTATGCTAGGAAATTAATTGCACTAGGAAAGAATGGCCCACACACGGAGTACAACCAGTATTCTGATGGAGGTAGGGTATGGGTCGCTGTCGACAATAGGCAGTCGTACCTATCTTTCTTATTTGATCGGTATGGTCTAACCGAAGCAGCAGCTTTGAGGATTGAGAGCGCTATAGACCGCCTGCAGGACATATATGACTTAATGGATGTGCCCGACCTGCAGTGCTTCTTTGCTACAAGTTTGGATGAGTAGCTGGGCCACACCTTAGCACACCTGATGGTGCACACTTGGCGAGTGTGGGGTTGCGAGCAACTGGTTCTGTGTTATAGAACTG